GACATCACAAGTGATACTCAGAACAAATTGCAACAAGGCAAACGTGGTTTCTGGCGAGGTCAATTAAGAAGTTCCATCAGTTTCAGGCAATTTAGTAATTTAGGATTTGAAATTGCGAGTGGAGCAGCACTCGGTCAGCAAGAATTGACGTATGCAAAATATGTTGAATACGGCAGACGAGCAGGAAAAATGCCGCCACGAAGTGCAATTGAACAATGGGCATTCAGTCATGGATTTACTAGTCAAACAGTTTTCTTATTGCAACGTGCTATAGGTAGGAAAGGCACTAAAGGTGTCCACATGTTTCGTAATACTGCTGACGAATGGAACAGAAAATCTAGTCAAATAAGAAAAACACTTTCTAAAGAGATCCAGAGAGCAATGAACAAATGACGCGAGCAGGAGCAGTAGCAAGGATAGATACTTTATTGGGAACTGTTTCAGATCCTACTTTTAAGGCTATTTATTTTGGAGAGCCAATATCTATTCCAACAACTCCGATGTGTGCATTTTGGCTTCAGTCTCACGATTTAGATTTCGATACGCTGGGAGATGTCAGCACAACTGCCACTCTACTTATTCGAGCCTATTTCCCAGTTCTTCTTAATGGTGATTTAAGAGAAACCGTTGAGCAAGATGTTTGGGATGCAATTGTCAATATTAAAACAGCATTGCGAGGTGATGCAAACCTGAGTGGTGAAGTAACAGACACAGAAATAGGAAACGCATCAACAGGCTTTATTGAACTTCAAGGCAATTTGTTCAGACACGCGACAATCCCTTTTGAGATAGACATTTATTCGGAATATCCGATCACACCATAGGAGGAAACAATGGCAAAAACATCAGGTCTTAATGTAAGAATTTATGCTGAAGGATACGATCTGAATACAGATGTTAATTCACTTTCAGGTGTTGGCTATAGTCAAGAGCTACTCGACACGACAGCACTTGCGACAACTGCACGATCAAGAATTATCGGCACGAATGACAGTGCATTAACAGTCAATGGATGGTTCGACAACGGCACACTTCTTTCTCATGCATTATGGACATCCAATTCTGGTAAGAAGCCAGTAGCTGATCAGGAAGTAATCGTCGCTCTAGGAACATCTATTGGAGATCCAACAGTTTGCATTACTGCGAAGCAGGCAAGCTATGACATATCACGAGCACCAGCATCAGCAATTGCAACAACTGTTGAATATATAGAATCCGATGGTAATGGAGCTGAGTTTGGGGTACTGCTCACGGCAGACAAGCAAACAGATGGATCGGCTACCGATACAGCTTCAGTTGACAATGGAGCTTCTTCCGCTGGAGGGCTTTCGGGATTTATCTCAGCGATGAGCCTTGCTTCTGGATCTGTAACAGTCAAAATTCAACATAGCACGAATGATTCATCGTGGTCTGATTTGGTCAGCTTCACTGCTATTACAGGACAGACCGCAGAACGGATCTCAGTAACAGGAACAGTGAACCGTTACTTACGGATTTCTACTTCTGGGACGTTTTCAAATTTGGTTTTTGTAGTTAGTGCCAACAGGCTCTAGAAAGGAATTGAGAAATGGCAAAGCAATCAGGATTGGGAGATTATCTGGCTGTTGATGATAGCACAGGATCGCTTCGAGCGATTAGTAATGATATAACCTCCATCACTATAAATACTCCACAGGAGACTTTAACTGTGACTGGAATAGACAAGAGTGCCCAAGAAAGAATTATCGGTTTGCAGGACTTTAGCATTTCGCTCAATGGGGTGTTTAATGCAGCATCGAACATGGAGCATGATGTTTTTAAAGTGAAGTCAGGAACGCGAACTGTTACTTATGCCATTGGCGGTAATAGCGCAAGCAATCCCAAACTTTCTTGTGAAGCACTTGTTTCCAGCTATGACCTCAACAGAGGTACTGATGGATCTTTAAACTTCACAGCAACACTTGAATTACAAAGTGGAACAGTGCCAACATGGACAACCGTATAAGCATAAGAAGGAGAGGGTCTAATGGCTTATAGATTAGGACAACGACAGGCATTAATTGAATTCGAGGACTTGGATCTGAATGATTCAGAGCTTCGATGTAAATTGGACGTGCCATTGGGAACGATGCTTGAAATCGAATCGCTCATGAGCAACAACGAAGTGAGAGCAGGATTTGAAAAGTTTGCAAAAGAGGTATTAATCTCTTGGTCTTTTATAGATGCAAACAATAAAGATATTTCTGCTGATGAAAAGGGCATAATGCAACTTCCATTTAATATCGCTTTGAAGCTTGTTGAAGGGTGGTTGCTTGCAATACAAGTCATCCCTTTAGAGAGCAGCTCGCCAAGTCAAAATGGGAGCATGTCGGAGGCGGAGTCGATTCCAGTGGCAGGAGTATAAATATGCCGCAGTCGGTCAGGAGCGCAAAATTGGTAGATGGATTAGCTCAACGCTATAACCAACTTCCATCGCAGATTCTTAATGAGCCTGCACAACTTCTGATGCACTTGATTCAGTTAGTAGAGGAGCCTGAGACTAGTGGCTAACGAAGTAAATATTAAGGTCACTGCAGATAGCAAAAATGCTGTCCGTTCATTGGACAGGGTTTCTTCGTCTGGTCAAAAACTCAGCTCCAGTATGCGATCAGTTGGCAAAGTTGCCGCAGGCGCAACAGTAGCCATTGCAGCAGTAGGCACGGCAGCAGCCGTTGTAGGTGCCAAGATGTTTGCAATGGCTGGTCAATTGGATCTGATCGAAAATAAGGTTAGTACCGTATTCGGAGATCAAAGAGGACTCGTCACCGACTGGGCTAAGGAAGTCTCTGCCGAAATGGGATTGACCGTTTCTGCAACAGAGAATCTGGCTGCAAAATTCGGAGACCTCTTAGTACCAATGGGATTCACCAGAGAAGCGGCAGCGAAGATGTCGACCTCAGTTGTTGGTTTATCAGGTGCATTAGCTGAATGGTCTGGCGGTCAAGTAAATGCCTCACAAGCAGCAGATATCTTAGCGAAAGCCATGCTCGGTGAACGCGAAGGATTGAAGACGCTTGGTATTTCCATTATGGAAACTGATGTTCAAGCAAGGCTCTTAGCTCAAGGTCAAGAGGAACTTACAGGGAAAGCATTGCAACAAGCAAAAGCAATGATTACTCAAACACTGATCTTCGAGAAATCACAAGATGCTCAAGCTGCATTCGCAGCAGGTGGTGAATCTTTAGCTAGAATACAATCCAAACTGAAAGCAGCAACAGGAGAACTTAAGGAGAGTATCGTTAAGGCATTGATGCCTACGTTTGCTAATTTGGCAGTGATGCTGAATGAGAGAGTCATCCCCGTTATTATCAACGAACTTATTCCATACCTAGAAGAAAACATCCCCAAAGCTATTGATGCAATGACTCCCATTCTGAAATTCATGATCGATATGTTTCAATTTTTTTGGAAGTCACTCACTTTTGGGATGACTGTTTGGAATAAAATCACTAAAGAATTGGAGACTGGTACTAGCAAATGGAAGAAGCTATTGATTGCAGTTTTCGCCCCTACTGCAGTATCTTTTGTGGCTATCAAGTCTTTCATCAAATTGGTTAAGTCGCTCGGACTCACTTGGACAGAGGTTGCAAACGGAATAATCGGTGCAGTCGAGTCCATGACGAATGCACTTATTTCTGGTTTAGGAAAATCGCTGAAAACATTAGATTCTTTCCTCAACAAAATTATCGATGGAATAAACAAAATACGATTACCAGAGCTCAACAGGTTCGGTATCCCCACAGGTGGTATGTTTCAGCCATTCAATATCGCTCCAGTAAACATTGCATCAATGGCACCTGATATGGTCAGTCTTGGTCGTATACGTTCTAAAACCATAGCAACATCAATGGATGATCTGGAACAAGGTGGAGCTATTTCATCATCTTCGCAAGTTAGCACACCATCTTCATTTGCAATGCCAACCGCAACAGCCTTACCAAAATTCACATCAACAGGTGGAAGAGCAGGTGAACAAACATTACCAAGTGGCATGATGATGAGCGATCTGATGGAATGGTCACGAACCAGAATGGAATCAATCCGCATTCAGCAAGCTAATATCAGACGAGCAAGAACAAGCGCGATTGCAGGAGTATTGAGTGGCAATGTATCAACAGCTCTACAAACATTTGGAGCAGGTGGACAATTTGCAGATCCAAATATTATGGATTCATTGTTAGACCTTGCCAATGCTCAATCAATTGAAGATCAGCAGAGCGCATCTAGAAACATTATGTCAAGTCCAATAGTAGTAAACGTGTATGCAGGCGTTTTGGGTGACCCAGCAGAGGCAGGCCAGCTAATATTAGATCAGATCAACCGAGCAAAAATGGCAGGCGCAAGCACCGCGTTCCTGACGGAGAGTTAATATGAGTTTAGCTTTACCGACATTATTTTGTGGAATCCGTTTTGATGCAGGAGCAGAGAATGATGGCTGGATATTAGGAAGTGCATCTTTTCCTAATCAACTTGGCTCTCCTGATGCCGATTCCGATTATGTAGATGTCACTTCGTATGTTCGTTCCATCAATATTGATAGAGGCAAGAGCCGAGAACTACAAAGAACAGCAGTTGGTCGAGTCAGTATTGTTCTAGATAACACGACACGACTTTTTGACCCTCTCAATGCTGCAGGAACTTACTATGGTAAATTGCTTCCCTCAAGACGTGTCCGAATCAAACTCACACATCCTACAACAGGCACTCAATATGAAGTCTTTGAAGGCATTGTGACTGATTGGGGTATGGGATATCAACAGATGAAAGATGCAACAACAACCGTTCGAGTAAGTGACCGAATGGTGGATCTCCGTCGTGCTGATATTTCACTGACTACGACCGCAGGATTATCTTCGGTAGCAGTCAATGAGATATTAGATGACGCAGGGATTGTCGCTAGAGATGTAGCGACAGGACTTTCAACGTTACAAGGAACAGCATTAACAGGGTCTACACTCTCTGCTCTAGAAAAAGTGGAGGACAGTGAAGGCATAGGACAAGTTTATGCAAGTAAATCAAATGCAGTTGTTTATAAAAATCGCAATTCATTTTTCAGTGATTCAGCTTCAAATACTTCGCAGGCAACACTCGGAACAGCAGCATTGCCATTAACTGATGTCAGTTTAGATTACGATGCTGATCTTATCCGAAATGATATAAGCCTGACTCGTACAGGTGGTTCAGCACAGACAACATCAAACGCAGACTCTATCAATGATTATGGGAAACGCTCATACACAAAAACTGGATTGATGAACAGTACCGACGGAGAGCTTTCTACTATCGGAGGAACACTTCTTTCTATATATAAAGAGCCTCGTGTTCGAGTACGAACGGTCACAATGGCTCCTCAAGTGAACGCAAACTTGATGACTCAAGCACTCAGCAGAAACCTCAGAGATAGAGTGACAGTGAACTTCACACCAGTAGGTGGAGGATCAGCAATTAATCAAGACGGATATATCGCAGGCATTCATCATCGCATCACACCAGATGGTCAGATGACAAGTGCCTTTGATTTAGAGAGTACAGAGGGTTATGACACGGCCTTCGTACTTGGTTCAGCAAAACTAGGAACCGCTGAATTATGGGCATAGATAGGAGCATATAGATGGCAGGTACAGGATTTAAAGTTTGGGCAACAGGCGACGTTGTTTCAGCAGCAGATTTCAACACATATGTACAAGAGCAGATCGTGGGGGTCTTCGCTTCCTCGACAGCGAGAGATGCTGCAATTACATCACCAACTGAAGGAATGTTTGCATATCTTAAAGATAGCGACACGCTGACCTATCACAATGGCAGCTCTTGGATATCAACATCACTAACAGGAGATATAACAGGAGTTGCCGCAGGGAATGGGCTCTCAGGTGGTGGCGTATCTGGAGACGTTTCTTTAGCAGTCGATGTCAATGGGGCAACCTCTGGAACAGGAGCAACACTGACTGGTTCAGATCAGATCTTATTCGGTGATGCTGATGATAGTAATGCTGTGAAAAAAGCCACAATCGGACAAATCAAACCGACATTACTAACAGCAGGAAATGACAAGCTGTTCTATTCTGGAAACAGCGGAACGATGACGGAATTAGCTCTTGGAGCAGACGGAACCGTGCTGGTAGGAAATGGAGCAACTGCAGCACCTACCTTCGGAAATATCACTGATATTTCAGGAGGTAATGATAAGATACTCTATACCAACTCATCAGGAGTAATAACGGAAGTTGCTCTCGGAGCCACTGACACCGTCTTGACTTCGGCTGGCACAACTTCAGCTCCTACATTTGCAGCGGCAGGTGGTGGAGGAAATTGGGCTCAGATACTTAAAGGAGAACAGAACACCACAACGAATGTAATTTTCAATGCGACATCACTTTCTAATTATGATGCAGTTCGTGGATGGTACACAATGCCAGCCGCTTCAGATGGTAGTCATACTTGGATAGAGCTGACATTCAATGGACTCACTTCAGGAAGTGGATATAATTACACGCGCCTGCAGACGTACGGAACAACAACGAACTCTAGTGCTTACACAGGTTCAAATTCAGTCGGCTCATTAACACAAGGAGATTATGGATATTGTCAATTCTTCGCAGGCTTCTTAGCCAAAGGGTATAACTCTGCTTCAAAGGGTGTGATCACTGGTTGGGCGCAAGCTCATTGGCCAGTGGAAAACTATGCAGAGTATGTCCAATTCACTTGGATCACGGACATCACCACTTGGGGAATTACTGCTGTTTCTGCTAATGGACAAACGCCTTGGATAAGCAACGCAGGAACAGGCTATTTCGGATATTTTGTAGAAGCGTACACGCGAACTTAGGAGGATATAAATGACCAATGAAATAGAATATGAATCATATGAAGATTGGCAAGGTGTCCACCGCCAATGGGTGAATGAATTTGGCATAACCCAAAGAGAACTAATCGAACCGACTGAAGAATATGTCGAATCAAGGAAAAACACTTGGGAACGAACAGGGTTGCGCAGTAGACGTGATTCCTATCTATCAATGACCGACTGGATGTTATTTACAGATTCACCACTCAGTGAAGAACAGAAAGAGGAAGCAATCGAGCACCGCCAAAAGCTCAGGGATCTGCCTCAGAATTACCCAGAGATTGATGATGCTATGGAAGCGTTCCAAGACATGAAACCACAAGACGAATTGAGCTGGCTATAGCTGAGTTCGCTTTAGGTCTGGCCATGATAGCCATTCTGATAGA